TGCCAAGAGTTATCACCTCTTTTGCTCTTTTTCTACTCTTTCAAAGAAAAATTCGATTGACTTTTCGTTTTCAATTACATTTCCATAAGCTACGCCGATTTTATAAATGTAGTCGTTTCTTAGCTTGCGTGGAATTTCAGAAATGTATCGGCGGAACACTTCTAAGGAATTTGCACGTTTATAATGATTGCACATACGACAAGCGGGCATGAGATTTGAAACGTCATTGGCGTTTTTGTCTTTTGTTTCCCACGACCGTAATGGTTTGAAATGATCTACTTGCATATCCTTGTAAGAGATTTCTTTCCCGCAATAAGCACAGCGTCCGCCGTATTTTTGATATATAATTTCACGAATTTTTTTGTTAATTGACATTACATGCCTCCGACAAAAAAGTTTTGCAAAATACGCCTCGTTCACTCTTTAGCAAAATTTGTTCTGCCTGATTGAATACGTCATCTGGAACTGAAAGTTCAATGGTTCCATCGTTTTTCTTCGCAATCACGTTAATAATCAAAATATCCGGTTCTATATTTTTCATTTTTGGTTTGGGTGTTGCCATGTATCAGACCTCCTTGACAGGCTTCCAAACAGGGTATGCGCATGGATGCTTTGCAACTACATTCCACAACCACTTATATGGATAACCTACGCAATCGGACTTTGTAATTTGCCCAGCAATCGCCGTCACATAGCCGTTTTCATCTGCATCTTCTTTCTTGGGCGGCTTCTCAAATGTGCTTATCCACAAGCCCTCAAAGCCAATTTCGCTATAAGAACAGGTTTCAAAATAGTGCGTAGCCATTCCAAGTTCCTGCTCAATATCGCTAAGGATGCTCTTGTCATCCTCGTCTGCTTCGGTTTCGAGAACAAGGTAAATTCGCTTTTTCATACTCTTACCTCTTCATTTTCGTTTCGATGCCGTCTAGCTTACATGAAATCCACCAGACGGAACAACAGTTTTCAACCTGCCGCCACCAAGCGCACTTTTCTTTCTCGCATACGCACCGACCAAGCGGATTGCTGGTCATCTTCATCGGGCAGTAAAGTTCGTTGTCCATCATTTTCACCCCATCACAACAGCCGTACAAACGGCCAGACACACGTTGACGAACAGCCAGACAAGCATTGCCTGCCGTTTTTCAAACAGGTTGTCTACCGTGTTTTTGATTGTCCGTTCGGATTGAACCACTACCGCCAGCAGGACTAGGCAGACCAGCCAGCGGGTTGCAAATTCAAACATTTCAGAACGCCTCCCAACTGTTAATAGCCATTTTCTTCCACAAATCGGGCAAATAGGAATTCCACCATTATCTGCCATCGCAGTTGCAACGCGTGCATCACACACAGAAATGGCAGTATTGCAGAAGTAACAAGTGAACGTTGCTCTTTTAATACGGCAAGACTTTGGATTTATTGAAGTGATTTCCGAAATAGCTTCTACCGAAAATATTGCCCTCAGCTCCACCTTTCTCTCAGCTCTTTTTCGACCTGCTCTGACTTTGCTGTAATGTAATCTGCAAACTCATCAGGGGTCATGTCCTCTTCTTTGAACTTGCCGACCATCTCCCAGTACCTGTCACCAATGCGGATGATTTTCTGCACCTGTTCATCGGTCAGGTCTGCATCGCACCGAAGGTTCTGAATCAGTGCACCCCATGTGGTGGCGATTCCATCCAGAGCCATGCGAAATCCGTACAACTGGTTCTGCCGTGCGATTTTGCGAAGCTTGGCTGACATCGCCTGTTTGCCAGACGATGGGTGGTTTCTGTGCTTATTCATCTGACTGCTCCTTGTCTTGAAGGCGATGGAGCCAACGGTAGTATTTTTCGCTTGCAATAATTCCAATTCGCTCATACGCTTTTCTGTCATCCGAAAAACCAAGAGCGGCCATGCACACCATAACGTCTGCGTATTCCTCTTCAAACGCCTTTCGGCATTCCTCAACGCTCTTCGGTGTCGGGTTCGTTCCATCCAGCGCACGGCGTAGCTTCAACGCAGCCTGTGCCAGTTCGGATGCCTCTTCTGCCAACTGAGCCAAGATTTCCGTCTTGGGCAGGATGTCTAAAACTTTTTTGCTCACTTCTGCTCTCCTTTCAGCCAATCGTTCAGCTTTGCCATGCAAGAGGGGCAAAGGCGATACTCGCAGTCATACGGGCCACCAATACCCCACACACGCATCTCAATGTCGGTGAAGTTGTTATATTCGTATAAAGGATACGTCTCCCCGCATCTATCGCACTTAAACTTCTCTTCCATGTTCTTTCTCCAATCTCTTTAGTAGTCCATCCACGTCATACCTCCAATGAACACGCAGCCTTTTTGCTTTGACCTCTATCCCCTCTTGCTCTGCCCACTGCCAAGGGATGCTCTTCCGGATCTCGTTGTAACGGAACGCCAGAACCTTGCTGGCAGGGATTGCAAAGGTGCGGTTAACCGCCCTGTAATTGACTATCACATGGGCGGTCTGACCGCTGTACCCCATTGCTTCCGCCATATCAGTGATGTGTTTTTCCTTTCTGTACTTGCACTTTGCCTTGTCGTACTTGCCGAATACCTTTTCAAGAGGGATAGAGGGTGTTTCGATGGTTTTCAGTTCAAACAGGTGGTTCATCGGGTATCGGTACACGAGGAAGTCGCAGATGTTGTCGATGGAAAAGGACAGGTTCTCGTTGCCACCGTAGTAGGTGGTAGCACTGTCTTTCAGGCGGTAGCACCACGCATCAGATGGGACGGATGCTTTGAAGTCTGCTTCAAACTGTTTGCCGGTGTTCATTCGTTGTCCTCGACCTTTTTAGCTTCTCTGATACGCAGTTTAGCAAGTTCGCTATTTGCATATCGCAGTTGCCAGCTACCAAACCAGCCTTTGTGAACAAATTTTCCGGCGCAGTAAACAAACTCCTGCTTCATCAGGTCATCAAGTGAAATGATGTAACAGCCCGGTTTATACTTTCTTTTGTTCATTTTCGTTTTCCTTAGGAATTTTAGGAATCTGCATCCAGAACTTAACCGCTCCCCGCCTTTCTTCTTCGCCCCATCGGCCATTTCTAAACTCTCTTGCAGAAACGCAATTTTCAAAGCACCAGAAATCGTAGACGGTTAGATAAATTCCATCTTCGTCAGGTTGTTTATCTTTAACGCTTGTCCATGCAGTCGATGGGGCATTTTCAAGCTGTTCGGCAAGTGTCAAAACAAGGTCGGCAACGCAGTCAAAGGCAACGCCTTTATCATATTCAGAGTAAATTCCGCTGTTCATAAGCGCTTTAGCTTCGGCTTTTTTACTGTTCCCGCTTTTCTTCCACCCTTCAATAATCGGTTCTACGTCAACAAGTCTCATCCTCGTTCACCTCTAAATTCACTTCCGAGAAACCGTTTCTTTCCTTTTTCCCGGTGCTTGTCCTCATAATCACGGTGGTACACGCTCTGGCTGTGATTCATCTCATACACGAAAGCCTTGCGTTCCTCGAAGTCTTTCTTCTCTGCCTTGTACTTATCGCAAGTGTCGTGACAGGCTTGGTGGCGTGATGTGCAGTTGAGACAACAGGTAATCATTCTATCAACCCCACTGTTCGGACATGGCTTTTGCCACGCCCGAAAAAGTCTTTGCACGGTTCCTTGCACGGTCAGTAGTAAACATTCCCTTGTGCTGTTCACCATGCTTGTGCGAGTAGGAGCCGGACGGGCACCATGTTGCCGTAGGCTCTACGACGTCTGTCGGGTGCAGCGGCGGTACACCGCGCTCCCACAGTAGCGTTTTCTTACTGTACGGATGTCCGTACTCGTAGGGCTGAATTGCCTGCGTAGGCTTTGGGTAATCAAAAATCTTGCTGGGGGTAGGATTCTCAATCACCACTTTTTTCGCAATCAGCTGCCCACACGGCAAGAAAAAGCGCCTTGCCGCACAATCCCTCATAATACCGGGAAAGATTGAGCTTTCCTCCCTTGTACAGGTGTCTTGCTCCTGCGTTGCTCGTCTTTGTGCAGGGGACAAATGCGATAATCATATCCCAGCGGGGCATATCATGCGCGATTCCGTCCATGGTCACGACCTGCCCCCCCCTCAATAGCCTTTAGGCAGTCACCAAGAATATGCCATTCTGGATGCCCGCCGGACGGCTCAATCAGGTCGCAGGAATAGGCTTCGTGACCTTTCGCCCGGAATGCTTTGCAGACTTCCTGCGATTCTTCACAGGCAACTAAAACTTTCATCTTTCCAAACGCCCGTCCAGCCAGATAGCGTAGCTCTTATATAAGGTAGGCGGTCGATGCCTTACAGGTCAAAATGGAAGGTCATCTGCGTTGCCCTCAATTACGGCAAAGTCGCCAGTATCAGGCGCAGAGCCAGACCCGCCAGCCAGTGTTTTCTTCGGTCTGACCTCATAGTCACCGGAACGAATCTTGTCCACGCTGGTAAAGCGGTCAACGACAAGCTTCGTCTTGACGTTACCATCGTTGCCCATGTACTCCTCCTCACGGAGAACCACGCCGACCAGCTTACCGCGCAGGGTCTTTTCATCGTTGTTGAACTTGTAACCGGGATTGGACTGCTCCAC